AAACATTGGCGAAGCATAGAGCCAGAGCAAAGGGAAAAATATAAATAGAATTAGATAGACAACAGCACATTGGTAGGCATATCATATACTGGTAAACAGAATCCGAATTGTAAGCTGAGTTGTCACTCATTAAAACGGTGAAAAAATTATGGTAAGTAAAAAGAAATTAAATATATCGTCATCTGAATTGAATACGATAAAACCAATAACCGACAATCAAAAAGAGGTGTTTGCCTCTTACGAAAAAGGGCAAAACCTTTTTCTCTATGGTGTTGCAGGAACAGGTAAAACTTTTGTTGCATTATACAATGCTCTAAAAGATGTGTTGGACCCAAAGTCACCTAGAGAACGAGTATATATTGTTCGCTCATTGTTGCCAACCAGAGACATAGGTTTCTTACCTGGCGATGAGGAGGACAAGTCCTATCTATACCAAGTGCCATATCAAAACATGGTACGGTTTATGTTTCAACGAGGCTCAGATGCTGAGTTTGAAAGATTATACACAGACCTAAGAAATCAAGGAACAATAGATTTCTTATCAACGAGTTTCTTACGAGGCATTACAATCGACAATGGCGTAATCATTGTTGACGAGTGCCAGAACCTAAACTTTCATGAGTTGGATACCATCATGACAAGAGTGGGTCAAAATACAAGAATAGTGTTTGCTGGCGATATTCAGCAAACAGATTTAACAAAAACAAATGATAGAAATGGCATACTAGATTTCGTTAACATTATGCAAGCAATGAAAGAAGTTGATTGTATAGAGTTTGATCTTAACGACATTGTAAGAAGTGGTATGCTCAAAAGTTATCTAATAGAAAAAATAAAGGCAGGACTCCACTATGAAGCATAATTGGCATAAAAGCTTAGAAGTTATATTACACCACGAAGGTGGTTATGTAAATCACCCTAAAGATCCAGGTGGTGAAACAAATATGGGCGTAACAAAAAGAGTATATGAAGAATTTGGTGGCACCAAAGATATGAAGGAACTAACCCATGAAGATGTAAATCCAATTTACAAACAGAATTATTGGGATAGAGTGAAAGGTGATGATCTGCCAGAAGGTTTAGATTTATGTATCTTTGACTTTGCTGTTAATGCAGGTCCTGGTCGTGCAGCTAAATTTATACAACGATTAGTGAAAACTACCGTAGATGGTGGCATAGGCCCCAATACATTAAAATGTATTAATGATCATGTAGAAGAATATGGTCTAAGTACAACAATCGACCAATATCAATCTGAAAGACATAATTATTATCAATCGTTATCAACATTTGAGACGTTTGGTAAAGGTTGGACAAGACGAGTGAATGAGGTCACAGAAAAGGCAAAGGAATGGATCCAATAACACATACGATTATTGCTGTTGGATGTATCTATCTGGCTTATAAAGTAGGTAGATATATGGCAGCAAAAGATTTTGATAAGTTTATCAAAGCACTAGAAAAAACGAATAAAAAACCAGACCCGTTTTTTACTAGAGATTAACCCTTGACTTTTACGTCAAGGCCTGATATAATATAATTTTAATAAGTGAGCATACAATGATATTTACACATACACCACCAATAAGAGATTTACCACCCCTCAAAGCCAAGAATGTCAATGGCAAAAGATTTTACGAACATTTAGAAACAAAAGAAGCATATCCATCTATCACTTCCGTTTTATCAATACGAAACAAAGAAGGTATTGTTGAATGGCGAAAGCGAGTAGGTGAAGAAGTTGCCAATCATGTAATGATACAAGCTGCCAATCGTGGTACTGCTGTTCATAACATGGTTGAAGATTATTTGAACAACGTTGATATAGAACAAGTTGAGAAATACAAAAAACAATTTCTTCCACGCATGATGTTCAATACACTTAAACCAGAATTAGAAAAGATAAATAATATTAGACTACAAGAAGCGGCAATGTTTTCTACAGACTACACGGTTGCTGGTAGAGTAGATTGTATCGCTGAATATGATGATGTCTTATCAATAATAGATTTTAAAACATCTACAAAAGAAAAGAACGAAGATTGGATTGAGAACTACTTTATTCAAGGTAGTGCTTATGCTGAAATGTATAAAGAACATTTTGGTGAAGAACCAACACAAGTGGTAATATTAATTACTACGGAAGAAGGCACAACACAAGTCTTTAAGAAAAGAAAAATTGATTATTTGCCTAAATTAAAAGAGGCTGTTGAGAACTTTTATAGGTGGGTAGAGAATGAAAATAATACTTAAAAGAATTTTGGGTGTAATCACCATAACATTATTCTTAGGTCTTGTCTATGCTATTTTAAATATAGCACAATCAGAAGATCACACCCCACCAGTTGGTTATCCACCTGGCATGTTGAGTGCGATACCTATACCACTATACTGTGGCAACAGTTTAGATATGTTATTATTAACAAAAGAACAAATGGGTATGCAATATCAAGGTTCTGCTGAAGTAAGACAAGCTGGTCTTGCTGATAATCCTTTGTTAGGTTCAATGTCTTTTTGGTACAACAAAGACAACAACAGAGGCGTCTTTTATATGACGTTAAAAGATAGTCAATTCACCTGTCTATTATCGTACGGAATGAATTGGAGTTTTGATATAAACGCTTTATTAGATATAGTAAATGAAGAAATGGAGTAATGATGAAACAAAGTGAAGCATTTTATAAACTATTAGACAACATGAGAGCAGTACATGATATGAAACGTCACGACTATGCTTCCAAAGATGATGTGTTCAAAAATTTTAGAACATGTGAAATGGCAGACATACCTGCATGGAAAGGTGTGGCAATCAGAATAGGTGATAAGTTTAGTAGGTTAATGTCCTTCGTCAAACAAGAAGAATTAAAAGTCAAAGACGAGAGCATAAGAGACACATTGATTGATATGGCAAACTACGCTTTAATTTGTGCTGTTCTATATGATGAAGCAAAAGATAAACAAAATCACATAACAATAGAGGAACCAAAAAATGACACCTAAACAATTTGCTTTGGCAATAGAAAAGATTGCTAGTCAAAAGAAAATAACACACATGGAAGCAGTATTGGAATATTGTAAAGAAAAAGAAATAGAACCAGACCAGATAACACATTTAATTAATAGAACACTTAAAGACAAAATAAAAATGAACGCACAAGATTTAAACTTTTTACCTAAAACAGCAACACTACCAGTATAGATGAATGAAGGATATGAGGCATACAAGAAATACCTTGGCATTAAGTTACATTTTACAAAAGATGAATACGATTTCTTTAAGTATAATGGTGAAACTAATGCTAAGTTCGAAACGTTTATACAACGCAATGACAAATATTTTTTTGTTAAGGCTGCAAGAAAGTATGGCGATAATATTGTTGATTATTTTGTTAGCAATTTCGTATCTAATAAATCGCCTTATATAAAAGATATGAATAATGATGTCTATTTAGATAGACAAAAAAGAATTGACGGTTTGACATATTATTTTGAAAGAGACATTGAACAATTGATGAGAAAAAGTGAACAAAATTTTAATAAGATATTTAAAGTGAATAATGGTCAACATCCTATTCTTGTCAAAACATATCTTGCAAAAAGAATATCATTAGAGACTCTATGTATATTAGATAACTTATTAAACTACACAAAAAATTTTAGCAAACAAATAAAGGAAACTATTATATGGCCGACATTGAACAGAAAGATAAAAAAGTATGGACCTTTTCTGACATACAACAAAGAAAGAATGAAACTAAATCTGAAAAAAATGTTATGACAGAAAATTTATTTGTATTAGGAAACGGTGAAAGTCGTAAAGACATAGACGTTGAACTGTTAAAAACAAAAGGTAAGGTATGGGGTTGTAATGCTCTATACAGAGAACACCAAGTTGATGGTCTTATTGCAGTTGACCCTATGCTACAACATGAGATATACAGGTCTGGTTATGTTGATGAAAACAAAGTTTATTTTAGAGACTGGTCTGATATGCCAGGTGACGCCGTTGAACCATTAACACAAGCAACAATGTCTGGTATGAAAAATCCTAAGGTAAGTGAATGGAAAGCAAATCCAGAAGGTATCTATCAGACATTTGTGATACATGGTTCATCTACTGTTGATAAAAAGAATAGAACAAGTGATCGCTGGAAAGGTGATGGGTTTGATAGTGTTTATGTGACATGGACATATGGACTGGCAGATCAAAACATAACATTACTAAAAGACATCATGAATGATTATTATGCATTAGGTGGTTGGGAAGCTGATAATGCAGGACCAGAAGATCCAGGTTGGTCATCAGGTGCAAGTGCCATGTATATCGCATGTAAGGTAGAGAAACCAAAGAAGTGCTATCTCATAGGTATGGATATGTACAGCACCACAGATTTTATTAACAATCTATACAAAGGCACATATGGTTATTTGAGTTCAGATGAGAGCTCTATTACCCCACAGAATTGGGTCATACAAATGGGTCGTGTTATGGTTAGATATCAAAACATAGAGTTTATTAAGGTAAATCCAGAGGGCAATAGTAAAGTGTCTGAAAGAATGCCTCAATGGGATAGTTTAACTAATCTATCCTATATGAAAAAAAACGAGTTTTATACCAAATTAGGCCTTGACTTTTAGTCAAGAATATGGTATAATATAGTTATCATTTAGCAGAATTATGCAGGTTCGAAACTGTATATCGTTCTGGCTGAACAATGCTTAAGAGGGCATAAGGCAAAGTGGTTAGAGGGTAGTGGCCAAACGGCTCAAGACACTAACTGTTTGTTTATTAGTAGGGACCATATCTCATGAAAATGAATCTGGACTCTTCCTGAAAAATTGTGGGTATTCCACCAGGTAAATCCCACGAACGGCTGAATGATAATTTTTTACAGCAATAAGTGAAAACTTTTATATATAGTAATGTCGCTAATATAGACAATACAAATACAACGAATACGAAGGAGATACAATGTCATTCGCAAATCTAAAACAAAGTCGTGGAAACTTCGACAAACTAACTAAAGAACTAGAAAAAGTTTCAAATCCCCAAACAACAACAAATTCATCAAGTGACGATAGATTCTGGAAACCAGAACTAGATAAGACTGGTAATGGTTATGCCGTTATTCGTTTTTTACCTGCTGTAGAAGGAGAAGAATTACCTTGGGCAAGAGTTTGGTCTCATGCTTTTCAAGGACCTGGCGGTTGGTATATTGAGAACTCTTTAACAACACTTGGTCAAAAAGATCCAGTGAGTGAAGAAAACTCTAAACTATGGAATACTGGTTCAGAGGCAGATAAAGAGATCGCTAGAAAACGAAAAAGAAAACTATCTTATTTCACAAACATTCTTGTTGTTTCTGATCCAGCACATCCAGAGAATGAAGGCAGAGTATTCTTATATAAATTTGGTAAGAAAATTTTTGATAAGATTACGGAAGCAATGAAACCTGAATTTGCTGATGAGAAAGCAATCAACCCATTTGATTTTTGGGAAGGTGCAAACTTTAAACTAAAAATCAGAAAAGTTGATGGTTATTGGAACTACGACAAATCTGAATTTGAAGGTCCATCTAAGATAAAAGATAGTGACGAACAAATAGAAGAACTGTGGAAAAAACAATTACCACTAAAAGAGTTTTCTGCTACCACAAACTTCAAATCTTATGACGACTTGAAAGCCAAGTTTGAAAAAGTTGTTTATGGTACAGGAAAGACCGCAACAGCAGATGAAATAGATATCCCACCTGTAAGTGCTGTTGAGGAAGTTAGTGAGCCTAAAGTAAGTGAACCACCTCAATCTGAAACCTCCCCTAGTGATGATGAGGACGATACTATGAATTACTTTAGCAAATTAGTTAACGACTAATCTCTCTCCTGTTCACTAACAGGGTTGTGCCTTAATACACACGTGGCGCCCATGGTTAGGCGCCGACCTACATAAATAGTCACATGGACTTATTTTTTACGATATTAGTTGATTTTGGTTTGCCTGTTGCCGCTGCAATGGTAATGGGATTATTCATTTATATCATTCTTAAATATATTCTAGCAGGAGTTGTAGATCAAGTAGGAACAATTACTATGTTGATTTCTTCACTAGAATATATTTAAGAATGAAAT